GGATACACCTTCAGCTACGATATCAGATAACTCTGCTCCTAATACACTGCCCTGGACATTCACCGTAACATTGATGCTGGCTATGCCGCCACGTCCAGATAACGGAGCCACCTCAGCGCCACGAGGTAGAGACACTAATTCACGGCCCTGCTCACCAACGACTGCGAGACCTGCTCGCATAATCTCGCCGCCTCTGGCCAGTGTAGGAATCTCTGGAATCTGAGGCATGCCGATACTGAATCCTCCTACAGTCGGTCCAAACGGAGGAATGTATACTGACGGCACACTAATCTTAATGTTGTTGACGCTCGTAATGAATCCGTTGATCGTTCCTATAACACCGTTGATCGCCGCTTTAATGCCTACGACCATGCCGTCCCAGATACTCAAGATGGCATCCTTGACACTCCTAAAGGTAGAGGTCAGAGCATCGGTCACGGTCTTGAACGTAGACTTGATGCTGCCCCATATCTCATCCCAGTTGTCCTTGAGGAACAAGATGGCCTTAACCAATGGCCCAGCTGGTAGCAGCCAGCCTAACTTGGATTCATAGACAGCGGTAATCGCACTGAATACTTTGGACACAATGTCTTTGATGAAGTCGAACACCGTCTTGAACGTAGTCTTTAGAGCCTCCAGGGTTTTCTTGAGGACAATCATTATCTTGTCCCAGTTTTTCCAAATCACGATGGCTAGAACGACTGCAGCGATTATTCCTAGTACAATCGCCGTAAAGGGCAGTATAGCAATGTTTAGTCCTAGAAACGCGAACGTGGCGGCACCTGTAGTTCCTGTCATGGCTGCCGTAATCGCCGTCACCACTGTGGCTATTGCGCTGAAGGCCATCATAGCCGGACCAAGCACGAGGAGGAGAGGAGCGATTTGAGCAGCCTTTTCAATATATTCGCTGTTTTGAAACACCAAGTCCTTCATCTTGGACTCAAACCCCTCGAGTACCGTTTTGGTGCTCGCATGAGCGTCGGCCATTTCCTGAGCGACTCCTCCCGATTTGGCCAGCTCCTCCCGGTATTTAGCCATTTGCTCTTCAGTCAAGCCCAGGATTTCCATGACTCCTGCGATGCCGGTGGTCGACTTTTCAAGCGCTTCCTTGAATTCGGTCGTAGCGACTTTGGCTGATAGCCCCATTTCCTCCTGCATAGCGACGAAGAATTGAGCAGCTTCGTCGACCGTCATGTCCATTTCCTTTAGGTCAGGCGCTACCTTTTCAATCATCTTCAGGAATTGTTGAACATCTCCTGCACCGTTTGACATTACGAGGCCGAATGCTGCGAGCACTTCCTCCTCTTCGCCCGCTGCTACACCTAAGGTTTCCAGACCTGTCGCCGATTCGGCGAGAGCCTTTGAAGACAGTCCGGTGGCATCCCCAATGGTATCCCAGAATGCGGCATATTTTGTTAGTGCAGCTTCGCTTTCAAGTCCTCGCTGCGACCCTAACTTCATCAATTCTAGGGCTTCGTCAAGAGGGAAGGTAGCGTTGGACAGTTCAGTGGCCATGTCCCGGATTGCGTCCTCGCTGAATCCTGTCTGGACGGCCAGCTTGCGAGTAGCTTCAACGAGGGGAGCCTGTTTACGAGCGAGAGCCTCCACGCCAGCACCTAGACCCGCCACAGCCATCCCTGCAGCTTTGAAGTGCTTTTGCTGAGCCTGAATGTTTTTTCCGACCTTACCAATGACGGCAGACGCTTCGTCCTTCGCCCTCATCAGTATAGTCAATTCCTGTTCGGCAGCCATTAACCAGTCTCGCTCCTACGATTACGTTCTATCTCAGCCTCCCGCCATAGTAGGAAGTCGTTCCATACTACAGCGGGCAAGGTCTGATAATCGCTGTATGTCAGCGTGATACCCACCGTTACGATATTCTGAATGTATCGCATCTCAGGTGGCAGCTTGCCTAACTCTAGGCAGGCTCTCCACCAAGCGACGACACTGGGGGGCGGGTATTCTCTTCAACGATAGTCTCCCAAAGCCAGTCTCGTGTCACGGCATCCAGCTGTCCTACGGTCTCACTATTTACCTCAGCGGTATACGACCAAGCTAGCACCGCATGACCTAATAGTATCGTCGGGTCGTAAGCTATTCGCCTCGCTGTTATGCTGTCGTCTGGCTTGGATTCCGTCTGCGGGACGGATTTCATGGCCGACAGTATATCAGTCATTCGAGCCATCATCTTCGCGGTGGCAGATTCCTGAGATGAGTCCATTTCAGCTCCTGATAGGAGTCTCAATTCGACCCACTCGCCCGGCTCGTGAGGTATCTCGAACCGTTTGGGAGACTTGTCAATCAGGGCCATCCTACGTCACAGCTCCTGTAGGTCGCAGCGTCACCACATAGTTATGTAACGTGTCTCGTGCAGGATTCCGTTCAACTTTAGCTATGAGACATTCCACAGTCTCCACGTCTGCCGCTGTGCCAAGGTCAAATGTGAGCTGAAGGGTCCTGAGTCCACCTAGGGCTGACGCCGCTTTGGTAATCGCCACGAGCTTATTCGCAGTGTTATCGTATGGACCAGTGAGGACGATTTCACTCTTGCGAGTGATGCCGACCGCCCCCCATTTATCATCGTCGTCCCCTGCTGCTGTCAGTTCCTGCAGCACAGCTTCCTTAGAGTATCCGCCAATTTCGGTGACATAGGCAGATATGTCTCCTAAGGCACCGCCTACAGAGACGTCCAATTCAATCTTGAGGTCTGGAAACCCGAATACAGCCATGATGCCCTCCTGTCCTGATTAGTTCCTAGCTAAACCAACCGCACTTGTTACGGATTCACTCGAGCCTGAGCCATTAAAGGTAGCCAGAGTCCGTGTGTACCTTCGTATCGTTCCTGTTATCTCGAGCCTTTGAGATGCTGGAACAGCCGTAATCGCTGTGAAGGTACCTATAGTAGCGAATGACGAATTATTTGCGGAGTCCTCCACAGTAATGACGACATTGGTGTAACCGCCTAAAGCTAACACAGAGGCTCCCAGATAGGCCACTCCACCTGCCGTCGTCGCTGCCGCGTTATCTACTCCTGCAGTCGTGGATGCTGTCGCTCGTGCGGCATGAGTGGATAGGATCACACCCTTATCCATGCGCGTAGAAGCCTTGAACGAGGCTTCCAAACGATGCAGTGCGTCTCTAGTAGCCTGTCGAGTGATGACCGCCCTAATCGCGTCTATACCAACAAACTCGTTACCTATCGTGTTGCCCTCAAGTGCATACATCAATGGTTGAACGGCTGTACTCTCAAAGGCTGTGAGTATCCCTGAATCAGAGTAGATGCCGCTTAGGGTGCCCTCGTACTTGCGGACTCCCACACTGGCCCATGTATCATCTGAAGCTCCTAGCGGTGTTGTTTCCTCTAGTACAACCTCAAAGCTGTCCTGTATTTCAGTGAGGTCGCCCGCTATACTGCGACCTCCCAACAGCACAAATCCTACGTCAGGTGACCCGAAAACAGCCATTAGTGCATTACCTCCACGTCCACACGAGCTCCTAGATACTCCACACCGTTGATGACTAGACTACCGTAATCCCGCCATCCCGCCACCTGTGTACCTCTGACGACAGCTCCTAGAGTCTGGTCTGCTCGTATAGTCGCATAAATACTAGAGGACCCTGTGTCCTCCAGGTAGGGGTCAAGTACCCGCTGCCCTGTTTGTAGACTAGATAGCGGCACAATCACTATAACCTCGAATGTCGTTGTAGGAGAGCCTCCGTGAGCTGAGGCGAACACTCCTGATAGCGGTCTTACAACAGCTGCCGGAGACACTAGAGCATCTGGCATCACATCGTGTACTCTGAGAGTAGTGATCGCTGCCAGCCTGTCCTTTAATGCTGTTCGTACAGCTGCTACTGTTGCCACGTTTCTCCAACTTCTGATCCTAGAGTCTTGAGTGCTCTATCAATATCTTTGGCGGCATCCACGTCCCTGGCTTTAGTGAACCAACCCTCAGTTGGCTGGCCCATACGAGAGGTCGCCCTATAAGTAGTCCGGGTGCTCATTTCCAACACCGTGGGGTAGGAGACTCCCTTATGAGTGACTCCAGTCGCTACCGCACCCCATAACGGAATAGGCGATTCGTCCATACGGTTCGTGATACTGTCCTGTAGTCTACCCGTCTTGAACGGAGCCCTCAATCTGGCAAACCTGACCACTGTAAGAGTCGTTCGTTCCCAGAATCTCTTCAACGGCTCCGTCAATAATCGGGCGGGAGTCTTGTTAATTATATCGTCCAAACCTTCGAATTTTATCTCAAGTGCTTTAGGCATAATGGAATATTAACTATCCCTCAATTAGTGGTGACGAATTACTCCGCCCCGCTGCAGATGGTTTGACCGACATACACGACCCCGCTTAAATCGCCTCTCAGTGCATTCTGGTGCATTCCGATTTTGCGGGTTTTACGACGTTTTGATACCATACCCAGTATAGTATTGCAATCCTGTTTGGAGTCTATTTTAAGCATAGGACATTACAGTCCTGCGATACGGTGAAATCAGTCTCTTAACGTCAGGGTCCATCTCAGGAATATTTCGAGGAAAGCTGAGGTCTGAGCCGCCCACGACTCCAAACGGAGTGTCCTTCCTCCTGAAGATTCTCACCGCTGAGATTGCAGTCGCTTCGACGATAGGAGAGGGATACCTGTACCGTTGGATAGCGGCTCCGTTATCGTGAGTCGCTGCCGTCGTTCCGTTAACGGCTCGTTCAACGGTGAGAGTGTTCGTTGATATGGCGGTGATGTACATCTGCTCAGTGTCGATCAGAATCGTCTGTAGGACTTCATAAGCTGACCCAGACACTACGTCAACGGCAGTCTCTGAGCTATCCAAAGCCTCGTTCAATGCTGACGACACCGTCTCAAGGTCTTGGAAGTATCCCCACGAACCAACGAGCTCAGTGCTGCGAGTGTGGACGGGAAAGGTTTTTGTACCAGCGGGAGCCACATCGATACTCGTGAACGGTTGTAGGTCTCCTACAGCATTCAACGGTATCAGGTCATAATCTGTCGTGGCCCATGTAGTCTCGTATGTCCTGTCCCCGTCATCGTCAGTCTTGAGCGTCGTGACAGATAGCATCCCCGTGCGGAGCATTAGCGAGTTGGTCCATGTCGCAGATAGGTATCTCGTGGCTGTATGGACCTGGAATCGCTGCGAGGTCTCATGCTCTATACGGCGGGAGACAGCCTCAAGAATCGCCCGATAAGCCACATCGTCTGTCGTCAATGTGTCGCCTAGGCGATCCTTGAGAGCGTCCCTAGATATAAAGCTGTAGGGCATTACTTGCCTGCTCGCCGCGTCGCAGGCTTGGCCGTCTCTTTGTCCTCTATGGAGGAGGACTTATTCCGGGAGTACACACGGACTAGACCACCATCTTCAGGTGGCCGACCGCACGCGTCGCACGACAGCTTCCCGTCTGCTAGTCGGAAGTAGCTGTGATTAGGACATTTGGTAGGGGTCGTCATGATATCCTCCGGTTACTATTCGTTATCCAATAGCTTTAACGCGACGCCGCCGAGGAACCCGAATGCTCCGCCCACAACGGCCGTCAGCACTTCGATGGCCTCCAGTTTGTATCCCATCCAAGCTACGAAACAACTGAAAACCGTTGCACAGAGCATCGCTATCAGGATTTGGGGGCGTAACTTCATCGTCATGCTACGGGATCAGCCACGATCGTGTTGAAGAAAACCTCCACTTCCAGTGGAGAATTACCCGTTGTAACTTCTCCTACGAGAAACCCTAACGTCATCGCTGAATTAACCACAGGAGTCTTGCTCTCACCGACTACACCTGCCGCCACGTTGCCGTAGGCATGATCGTCAGCACTCGCGTCTATGAACCCCGTGGCCTCTACAGCGATCATCTGAACACCGCCAGTGTAATTCAATGTTAAGTCCTCTCCTCCAGCTACACCGGCATACGCTGCCGAATTGTAGTCGAGGAACAAGTGAATCTGGGTCGGGATGTTTATGAGCCCCGCTCCTGGCGCAGCCACGACTTCAATCGGCGTCGCGTTGAGTGCTAGCACCTGAGCCGTCGTAATCTGGGTTTTCTGCGACCTCTGCCGCATATTGCCCTGTCTGACCTGGTCTATACTTGGTTCAATGATAGGCATATCGCCTCCATCGCTTACGAATTTGTGTGGTCAGGCGACGGGGCCGGTTGGTTTGCGTGCATGGGACACCCGCCGCCTGCCATATTAGACACCTGTTACGGTGCAGAACGCCTCTGGCCTGAAATGGACCATAGCGATTCTCATGTCCGCACGGATAGCGAGCAGCCCTCTGGTAAAGTAGAAGCTGTGGCTGTCGCTCACGGAGACGTCGATGCCTCGCTTAGTATACAGGGCAGCGAAGTTGGTGTAGTCTCCCAGCGTGATTGTGTTTTGTAGCACCGCCGTAGACATCACTACAGGCACTCCCCAGATCCTTTCAGGGCCAGAATCTAGGGGACTCCCGAATATATAGATGCCGTCAGAAGTCCTCAGAAGTCGGATCGCTTGCCAGTCCGTAGGGTGAACGAATATCACTGACGGCTCCGCAAACCCGACTGTTCGCACCAGGTCCAGTCCCTTGTAGATGGCATCTGGCGTAGCATCTGAGCCTTTAGCCTGAGTGTTGATTCCTGAGACATTGTTGGTGCCTCGAATGTTCGGTGTCGAACCGTTGCCTTGGATTACCTGGAGGTCCAGACGGGCTCTCAGCATGTACTGGAGTCGCTGAGTGACATAAGCCTCGATTCCGGCCACATCCTCCATCTGCTGCATAGTCACCGGAATGAATACTGGCAGCCACTCAACAGGATTATTCCGCTCAGTGAGGGCCAGGGCAGCTTCACCGATAGCATCAGACGCCGTGGTCGCAGTCTGTTCCGCAGTCTCCACAGCGTTGTTGGTGAACGTGGTCTCCTCCATATACCGAATATTGTCCAGTGCGGTCGGCAACATTGGAATGGCGTCCACCACAGCTATCGGCCGTTGCGGGTCTAGTTCGACCCGTGGCAGTCGAATCTCCTCAGGGTCCCAGCCAGCACCTGTGCGGAACACTGCCTTGAGGTCTACACCTAGACTAGCTTTGGTCCCCATCTGGCCGCCCATGAACGACTTGTACGCTACACTGTCCGTGAACATTTCACCTACAGTTAAACGGGAACCAGCTTTGGACTCTATTCCTGGATGCTGCATGCCGTTAGCGGGCTTCAGAGCCTCATCCGCCGCCTTCCGGCTAGCCTCGTGAGCTAGTCGTAGTTCCCGCTCAACGACGATGGCACTGAGCTCCTCGTTCATACGGCCCAGCTCAGCCACCTTGGATTCGTTGTCGCCTGTGAGCAGTTTGACCTGGTCGAAGTCCAGAGTGTCGCCGGCCTCCACGTAGATGCCGTGTATATTCTGAGACTTTTCAGCCCAGGCATCATTGAGTTGGTTCAGTGTGAGTTGTTTGACGTCTATCAACGTTCCTCCTAGACAGCCACGCCATTATAGCGAGCCATCAACTTCAGATATTCTACCTTAATGCGCCTGCCGTCAGACTTTTCATTGTCCCTAGGAGCAGCTGAATCTAGTAGCCCAGCCAATTCAGCTTCAAGCTCGACAAGCGATGCTCGCAACTGTACCAGCCTGTTCAGGTTACTTGTGCTGAGCACTCTACCTTCCTTCGCCCGCAGGTCAGCAAGCGACTTGCTGCGATCAACGAGAGACATGACGCTTGCCAGCACGCGGCTCGCGTTGTCCCCGTAGGTAGAATCCGTGGACTTAATGTCCAGGGTAGAAGTCGCCACTCCTGCACCCTTCAGCACTGGACTGATCTCGAACGGGTCCACCCGCCGTATCAGTCTCACCGCCACACCATCTTGATTAGACGGCACCGAATCCACTGCCCTGAAACCGTATGACCACTCCTGCATAGGTCCAGAGAATTTGACTGTCTCGTAGGTGTCTCGCCCGATAGCAGAGGCCAGATTAAACACTCCAGCAGCGATAACACTATCCCCTTCCTCGCGTATCGTGGCCTTTCCTACGGGGAGTGCACCTTCCCAGGAAGCGTGGCCGTAAGCGGACACTAGGACATCCTTCGTTGGCGGGAATGCTCCTGGCTGGGTGACATCACCGTCGGCATCTATCACTCCCAAGGTAGCTATTCGAGCCGTAAACTCGCCCGGCTCACCGTCTTCCTTTAGCTGAAGATCAATAACCTTACGCTCTACACCGTTCATTTGTTTCCTTACCCCTGGCACCGATTCGGATTGATCCTCTAACCAACCGCAGAATGCTTCTGGGTCGTCCACTCCGTCTTCCTGGCCCATACGAGATACACATTCCTCGAATGAGCCAAACGGTCCTATAGGCATGATTCTCACCTACTCGTAGTGGTTAAGTGGAGGATAATCCTAGCATCGCCTCTAGTCAATAGAGTGTATAGCGAAGTTTGTAGTAGTTGTTAGAGACTTTTCCGCCGTTTGGTTAGTCTCTAGAATATCGACTTTAGCAATTGTCGCGTCGTCAATACAGCACAGCGGCGATACCTATAGGGCTGGACCATATTCTACTATTCTCCCGGAAAACGGATTTTGAAATCCGCCGCAAATCCAATGTAAAATAGGTTGACCAATGCATGTATATGTGCGACACTTGCTGTAGTAAAGGTTAGGAGGCGATGAGATGACTGAATACGGTGACGCTATAGGTAGGGAAGGTCTGGATAACGATGCGGCGATTGAAGGTGATCTGGTTCTAATGACTATGCAGGAACGTATTGATCTCCAGGTACTAGGTTATCACGATTTCCATAACGGTCTGGAGGCGGCCCTGCCAGCTAATCACGATTATATGACGGGTTATCGGGGAGCAGAGGAAGGTCTGGTAATTTAAAGGTAAGCTGAGTCTGCGGAGGGGCTCCTGAAAAGGGGTCCCTTTTTTTACGTTAGCGGCAGCACAGCGAGTGTCCCGTTTGGATGTTCCTCTGCTATCGCATCTTGAGCTTCCTGGATAGACACGATGCGGCCGTTTCGAGCTTCGCATATGTCATCCGTTGGACCTAGCTGAGCATCTAGCAGCTGGATACCTCTCACCACAGGCGAGGACTCATAAGCCTCCAGCGACGAAGTCACCGTGGCAAACTTAGTCTCCGTTCTAGCGATAACCGTAGCCCGCTGCTGGACAGTAGCCCAGGGACCCGCACTCACTTGTGACTGAACGCGACGTGCCAGCTCCCGTGTAGACTCTCCTGCGGCCCTGCCCTGAGATAAGGCTCGAAACATGCTGGCCTGGGTCTTCGCAGTGAGGTCCAGTAGCCCAACTCGCTTGCCACCTGTCTGCATTATCCGTTCTGCCACAGGGTCATCTAGGAATGCCTCTAGGTCCAATGCTTCGTTCACTGTGCCGAACACTGTCTCAGCTGATAACTTATAATGAGCTTGGTAGACGGGAGTCACATTATCAGCTGTGAACGAAGTGATGTTCAATCGTGTCATCATCTGACGGACCAGTGCTGGGTCATCCTCCCCCTGTTTAACCTCGCCCATACCCGCACCTGCTAGCACTGGAGACACTGAATCGAATGCTACACGAGCATCATCTCCTAACTTGTCAAATATCTCCTCCATACGAGCAGCGAACGGAGCCTCTAGCCTCTCCTCGTTACGTCGCATCATGAGAATGAAGCGGCGCTGCTGAGCGGTGAGGGACAACGATTCCTTCAGCTGGAGACTCCTAATCTCAACATCATCATCTTCCTCGTCCACGACCCCTTCAACCTCTTCCTCTTCAGGTGGTAGTGGTACGGGCGGAGGAGCCACTAATCCACCCACGGGAACTTCTAACACGGCCATGGGTCGCAGGTATATGTCGTGAGTATCATCCACCACATAACCCAGTCCTTCACGGTACTCTGCCACGGTGATCGCACCTGTGCTCAATGCCATCCGCAGTCGCTCCGCCCGCTTATTCTCGTCCTCCTGCAAGACTCGTACCTCAGTGAGGTCGTGACCTACCTTCCACAGCGTGATGTCTTCAAAGTCTCTGAGCAATTGCCGCCTGAAGGCCGCAGCGAATAGCCTCTGAGTAGGAATGATGTTGGACTCGTATGCCATCTCACGTGCTTCCGCCATGTTAGCGAACGTTGAACGGTCCAGACCCGCTCCAAGACCCGCAACGATGGCTGGTATCCCTAATACCGCTGAGACACGCTCCTCAGGTATCCTCCGCAGTTCCTTCAGCTGCAATTGCTGAGGGTTGAAACCAAATTGGTGTACATCCGTCGGTGCTCCCAGGACCAGTGGCTCGCCTCGCTTGTCACCTGAGAATGCACGAGAAAAGAATCCCTTTGTCTCAGAAACGTCCTCCTGGGTCGGTAGATTGTCTTCGCTTTTAGGTGTAACGATGAGACCTGGCACTCCCATATTCTTCAATAGGGCCGCAGTCATGTTGGCCGCCTCCCCGTCTGTGAATATCTCACGGAACAGTGAGGTTAACGGCGAAGCTCCTATGCGAATGTTATTCGGGTCCAAGCCTTCCCGCACGTGGACTACGTCGTCAACCTCTAGCTTGATCGTGGCTGTGCCGGGCTGGTAGTCGTAATGACTAATGAAGGCACTGCCGTCGTCTACCTGTTCCTGTGTAGGGTGCTCAGGCCAGCGGGGTGTGATGAGGTAGCTAGGTATCCACCACAACTGGACTGGCTCGCCTCCGTTGCTCCTCAGCTTCTGGACATAGCAGTTACCTGTGAGCGCCAAGTCCGCAGCCAGAGCCATCATCATGATGTGGCCGTCATAGAACGGGTTGGGAGTATCTAGTAGGGCCAGGAACGGGTGCTCTATCACAGCCTCGTCGCCGTCGGGTGTGACTTTAGCTAGTGTGTAGGGAGCCTCTGGGAGTGTTCGCATAATCCACCGCACAGGTGCCATGACTATATCAGACCTGCGGCCGTCTCCAACTGTAGCTGAATAGTCGTAGACTGTGTTAGGTAACTTCAGACTCCACCCCGTCGTGCTCGTAGGGAAGGTTATCGTCATGGCCTTGAGAGCCCATTTAAGGCGGTCAAACATTATAAAGGCCTCCAACTGCTACGTTTCAACATCACCGATGATAAAGCCCATACCAGTGCGTCCAGACGGTCAGGGCTCCTATGGGTTGAGATAGGTTCCCAGCTACACAACTGATCTTCAAGCTCGCTCATCGTCCCCACGTGATGAACACGGCCCTGCTCGTACATCGCTGCTATAGGTTCAGCACGAGCTGCCTTCCCTCTGCTCGCATGAACCCGGGTTATCGGAGCGTGCGGGTTAACGGTGCGGATAGTAGACTCTACAAGCTCGCCGCCGTTGTTGTCCTCCGCAATTATGCGGTCGCCATTGTGTTGCTCTAGCAGCGAGATGGACCGCCTGGCCCATCCATCAGGGTGGTACCTACCACTGCCATCAGCTAGGACATAACCATGACCATCACTTCCCACACCAGCTACCACGATGCCCGTCTCGTCAGACTGCGCCGTGCTAGTCACAGCTGGGTCCACACCGACCACCACACGGACTAGGTCAGGAGCCGCTGACACTCTAGTGTTGTCCAACATCGCACGGCTCCAGAGAGCACCTGGGACTTCGTCGATATCCTCAGCCAGCAGCTCCTGGCGGAACGACATAGAGGTCATGTCGTCGGCGAGGATTGTCAGCGCGTCCCTGCTAATGTGAGGATTCTCATGCGAGGTCCAATGAAAGGCTTGCCAGCGGCCCGTCGTGTCGGCCTTCGCCCTCTCGTACATTTTAGCTGCGTGCCGTGGGTCCCTAGCTTTGGACACACTCCTGCTAGACATCGACGGCGGGGTGTAGATGAATAAGGCTCTCCCGTTGTTATCTAGCAGCATTGGTTGGCCGACTACTTCCCACATTGCCTCGTCACATGTTTGCCATTCGTCCATGATGAGGCAGTCGGCGTAGTCACCTCGTAGCATGTCAGCATTCCATGCAGTCTTTGCACGTATGCGTTGTTTTGTGCCTGGCACCTCTAGTGTGTGGTCCGTCTCATTCTTGACAATAATCCCTGCATCTATGGGCTCAGCTAGAGCCCGTTTAACCTCAAACCAATAACTGTCCAACTGATCTGTGGTTGGACCTGCATATAACACACGTTTCTTATTCAGGAATTCCTGCACTGATATCATTGCCGACATCGCTGTCTTCCCGCCTCTTCTACCCGCACGTGCTATGATACGAGGAGCACCGCAGTCCATAATTAGACGTTGGTGCTCATGAGGGGCCCGTAATCGCACAGTTACTGATTTAGTTGTCACTTGCCATAATTCCCATACTGTCGTCGTTCTGTAATCAGCCCAGCTTCACCCAGTTCCCGCAGCACATCCGCAAATCCTTCATGGTCGGACATAATCTGCCTCATCTCGTTTTCTACCACAGCCTGCCGTGTCACTACATCGGAGACTTTATCAGCCATCTCAGTATCTAGCTCACGGTCCCTGATAGACTCGATTGCGGGTCCGTATTCGTCGATAATCCACATCAGCTTCGTCAGCGATTCCTCAGACTGTAGGGCCAAGTCTTGAATCCGCTCCGTCAGATCAGTATCGTCATATTGAGACTCCTGAAGAGATTCTATGCTGCTCAGAGCACCGTCTATATTGCCCCGAAGAGTTACCACCCAGCCTATAAGGCCAATCACGATGACTGCCACGGGAATCAGGCTTAGTGCAAGCTGTAAAGGTTTCAATCTATCCTCGTTGCTAGTCCCTCAATAATTTGGTCGTTATGGTCCATAACCTGCTCAACCTGCTCATCGTCATACACTACACGGAACACAACGTCCGTCGCTATATTTATGTCAGCTTGAGGCTTGAATTCGGGAGCCCGTCTAGTGAGCCACCATTGGCTTACAGGCAGATTGCCGTCATCAGCTATAGCGACAGCCACGTTCTCACGTGCCATGTTGGTGATGCCGTTTTGAGACTTGATGTATGCCTCTTGAACGGCAGGATACTTGTGGATGTAATTGTAAAGGGTGCTGGGAGCGCACTCTAGCAGGGCAGCGGCCCTATAGTTGAGCCCGCCTGAATTCTCTATCGCGTCGATAATCTCTTCCTGTGTATACCTCTCGCCCCTAGGTCTCCCCTTCACATTACGGCGCTCAGCGATAGTCCGTGGCACGTCTCTCACTGGCGGCAGCGGGATGTCGTGATTCTTAGGATTGAACGAGCGAGCATATTTCATACGCTCGTGAGCATCGTCTTGAAACACGACAGACCCAGGGCGGGCCATCACTCCCGCCCTAGGCCTGCCATGCGAAGGGTGAGTAGGAGGCAATAATGCTTTAGCACGTGCTCTCAGCTCAGGACCTGTCATAATCACCACCTAATATAAAAGGTTTTCAGGACAATTATAATAGGCACGAATTTGGAAAGTCAAGAGAGTATTTAACGTGATGTGTAGCACCTTGAACGGAAAAAAAGGCCCCTCGTTAGAGGAGCCCTTTCAACCTGGCCCGTCTCGCTTTACTTAGTCCTGGATTGTCACCAACTCGTATCGGCTAAATTTGAACTGGCTACCTGTGCAGATTAGCTTCTGTTGCCCGAATCCCTGAAGGTGGTTGTTGGCCCTTACTCGCCGTCCGTAGTAGCATTTCCCCAGAATGGAATGCTCTTGTGTTTTCTCCACCCGGTAGACCAGTGTCTTCCGTTTCGTGAATCCGTTACTCTTAATCTTGATATATTCAGTCATTTCAGTGCCTCCTACTTAATCCACAGGCACAATACACCACATACATGCATTGGTCAACACTTTTTACAACGGATGTTCACATGCGAAAAAAGGGTGCCCAGCAGCCACTGGACACCCCTTCGATCAGCTCGCCCGTTGAGTAGACTAGAGGGCACCTGGTGCGTTTCGGCGAGTGCTGCGAGGCTTGCGACTGACGACCTCGACAACCTCTTCCTCCTCGTCGTCGTCATCTACCTCGTCCACCAGGTCAGTGTCGTCATCGTCCTCATCTTCCTCGATGACGATGGGAACTTTGGCCTTAGGCTTCCGCCCAGGCTTGGCTTTGGTAGCGACCTTCGCTTTGGCTTTAGACTTTTTGGCTGGCACGACTTCCTCCTCGTCGTCATCTTCATCAGCCAACCGGGACTGTCGAGCCGCTGCTAGGCGATCACGGACCTCAGCTCGTTGTTCGTCCGTCCAGGTCCGACCAGAGGCTCCACCAGGCTTCTGGACCCGGATGTATTCCTTCGGCACAGTGAAGATTGTGGACCCGTCTTCCTGGACTTCGCCCTCGAATCCTGCCTTGACGATGCGATTCCTGAGCTTGCGATTGAAGGTGTAAACCTCCGCATCTGGCTCGTGCTCCGTGTATCTGATGATGGTCTCCCGCTCCTGTGTGGTCATAACGACCTCCTAAGTTAGTGTTCGCCCGATACTAGATAATCGGGTCATCGCTGCCGGCAATCGATGCATTGCCAGCAGCCACGAGCCGCCTATCCCACCAGCTCAGCTCCTCCTCGCCTCTAGTATTGCTTTGGCCCCTTTCACATCCACAACCCGCTTCAGCTGTTTTCGCACGTACTTTACAACATCAGCTTCAGCAAAATCACTGAGCTTCGCCGTCCCTCTTCGGCTATTACAGCT